TCAGCGGGGGTAGGTCTGGGAGCGTGACTTCTTGCACGGCTCGGCGTGGAGGTACACGGTGATGCCGCCCGCCGACGCCGACGAGTGCTCGTACTTCGTGACCTTCTCGCCCTCCGCTATCAGCAGCCCGCAGCACTGGCAGTACCGCGGCCGGAGGCACAGCGCGATGTGCGTGTACTCGAACCGCGGGGCCGAGTTGCCGTCCCAGAGCAGCGGCTCGAACCTCTCCCCTGGCTGCACCTCCTGGTGGCACTGCCCACAGGCCACCGCAGGCTTGCCTGCCCGCTGTACCGCGTCCAGGAGTCGGGCCCGCCAGTCGTCCGCGGCGTCGCACTGGGCCGCGCACGCGCACAGCGGACAGCCCGGCATGTGACCGAGCCAGCCGTGGTACGTCTCCACCCATGCCCGGCGCCCCTCGTAGCAGGGCGTGCAGCCGTGCGGGCGCCAGTCGAGCGAGCCCCCAAGGTCGACGCGGAGAACGCCCTGGGTCAGGGGTGTGCTGCACCAGACGCACGTGTCGCCGGCGGCCTGCTCGACGGCCAAGTAGGCGGGGACCTCGAAGACGTTGATGTGCCGGACGACGTCCAACTCCGCGATGCTGTGGGTCACGTGGTCACTCCTCGTCGAGCCCGGGACCACGTACGCCGCAGTCGGGCAGCTTCCGGGCAGGAGCGGGTCGTGTCAGCCTTGCACTCGGAGCACGTATCGCAGTGGATCAGGAGGGCCCGATACCGCTCGTCAACGGAGACAGCGGGCGGCTGGTGCGCGCTCATCGGTGCCCCCTCATGGGGAGCGGGGAGACCTGGTCGTCCGCGACCGGCGGCTGGCTGGCCAGCCGGTAGCGGCCGATCTCGACGAGCACGGCGACGACGCTTGGCGCGCAGAGAGTCCCTGCGACCGTCATGGGCACCGCCCAGTACGAGGCGCCCGAACCGGTAGGCGCGTTCAGTCCGGGCCGGGGAACCCCGACGTAGGCGCCGGGCCCGAGGGGTTCCAGGTCCCGGGTCGGCTCCCACGGGTGGCGGCTGTCGGCGGGCACGAGCGCGTAGTACCGGCAGCGGCGAGGGTCATGGATGACCGGTCCGCCGACGAGCGCCCGGGTCAGGTAGTGGTCGACGTCCTTGATGTCGTCGGTGCCCGCGGCTGCCTGGATGAGGCGCGCCGACATGCGGATCGCGGAGAAGACAACGCCGGCCATCAGCATGGTGACGCCGTGGGCCTGCCACTCCGTACGAGACCGGTCGCGGGACTCCGTGGCGCCGAGGAGCCAGTCGGCGGCCGACGGGGCCCCGCTGCCGTGTGTCGTCTCGCCGTCCGGGGGCAGTGGTTCCTCCGGCGCCGCGCTCCCCTGCTCGGCTGGTCCATGCGCCATCGCCCACGCCTCCATGGTCCCGGTGATCTGTCTCACACCAGTGACCGTACGGACGCGTAGAGGCAGGAACGCTCACAGATTCTGTGAGCGTTGTGAGCGCCTTACAGGCCGACCCAGGAGGCCATGTGGGTCAGCGTGTCCGGCGTCTGGCGGGACAAATGCACCAGGCCGCGGATCGTTTCCCGGGCTCCGGGGTGGTAGCGGGTCTGCTCGGGCGCGGCTTTCCTCGCCTCCACTAGATGCTCAAGCGCCTTGTCGGTCAGCCCCGTTTCCATCTCCGTCCGTGCCCGGTCGATCAGGAAGTGCGCGCGGCGCGACGTCGCGAGCGACGCGGGCAGTCTGATCTTGCGGGCCTGCGTGAGAGCCTCGTCGTACTGGCCCATCTCGACGGCCGCGGACATCCGGTGTAACGCCACGTTGGTGGGGCCGAACGACAGCCAGTGCACATCGGAGGCGTCGCCGGTCCGCTTGGCCAGGTCGCGTGCCTCCTTGATGTGGCGGTCGACGGCGGCCTGGTCCTCCGCACGTGCGCAGATGACGGACGCCCCGAGGTGCAGCTGCCCGGTGACGGCGAGCACTTCCCTGGTCGGCTCGGCCTGCCCGACGATGCCGTGCCCGGACGCCACCAGCCGCTGCCCGATGGTGTACTCGCCCTCCCTGAAGTAGACGAGCGCGCGCATGTACTGACGGACCGCGCCCAGGCACGGATCGGAGGCACGCTCCGCCGCCCACGCCATCCGGTCCAGGGCCACGGCAGACAGGTCGTAGTAGCCGAGCTTCACCGTGATGTCGTGCGCCGTGCGGTACGTGGACGCGAGCGCCTGCCACAGCTCCGTGGACGGCGTCGACCAGGCGGTGTGCGTCAGCTCGGCGATCGTTCCGGGCAGCGCACGGGCCGCGTTGCGGATGTGGGTCGCGCGGACCTCGGCACACAGGTGGTCCGCCGCAGTCACCAGCTCGGTGGCCGACCGCGCGACGAGGTCCGGGTTCGCGCCGAGGTCGTACAGGTCGAGGGCCTCGCGGATCGGACGCACCAGTTCGGCGAGCCGGTCCCGCTGCAATTCGGTCACGTAGGGCTGTCCCGTCAGGACGGTGACGTCGATGCCCAGGGCATGAGCAACCGCGGCGACGAACGTCGAGGTCGCGGGGCGCGCACCGCATTCCACCTGGTTCAACAGGCTGTACGAGTAGGGGATGCGGGCGGCCAGCCCACGCTGTGTGAGCCTGGCCAATCTCCGCTGTTCCTTGATGCGGGTGCCGGTGTGGTCGTCGTCGGGTGAGGGCATACTGGTCTCCTCGTTCCTTGCAGCCACTTGGAACGGTACCCGCGCTCACCGGTGCGGGGCAGGCGTCCGCCCCCGACTCCTCCTGGAGCGGGGGCGGTTGCATGTGATCCATCGGCCAGGGTGGTATGAGGACATGACCCCTCGGACCCTGTATCTGTTTGGCTCAGCAGCACCCCCCGTCTTCGACGTCGCGACCGTGATCGAGCAAGCGCAGCAGCGCGGCTTCGACGTGTGCCTCGGGTTGACGCCGACGGCGGCACGCTGGCTCGCCGCCGACCTCGATGACCTGGCGGAGCTGACCGGGCACCCAGTGCGCTCGGAGTACAAGACACCGGGCGAGCCCGACGTATGGCCGAAGGCCGACGCCATCGTGTTCGCGCCGGCCACCTTCAACAGCGTCAACTCGTGGGCTCTCGGGCTGACTCACGACTTCGTGATCGGTGTGGTCGCTGAGGGAATCGGCAAGCGGATCCCGATGGTGGTGATGCCGTGCGTGAACGCCGCGTACGTGCAGCACCGTCAATTCGAGCGGAGCGTCGCCGAGCTGCGTGAGATGGGGATCCGAGTCCTGTACGGCGAGGGCGGCTTCGTACCGAACCAGCCCGGCCAGGGGAAGCCGAAGGAGTACCCGTGGCATCAGGTCCTCGATGCGGCTGAGCGGCTCGTCCATACGGACTGACCCCGGACACGACGAAGCGGCCCTCACCGCCCGAAGGCGGTGAGGGCCGATGCTGCTGGGTTCATGCTGGTTCGGCGTAGATGTTCTCCAGGCGCAGCCGCCATGGATATGTGGCGTGGGCGTAGACCCTGTTGCCGGGCCCGGTCGCCAGCCCCTGGTGGGCGAGCGCGATCGTCACGAGTCCCGCGTTGATGTGTCCGGGCCCGACGGTGAACATCTCCGGCGACGCGTTCTTGCTGATGGTCAGGGTCGGGTACATCCCCGGGTTGCCCTCACCCGGCGGTGTGGCCCCCTCCGACGTCGCGTACTCGGCGATCGCCCCACCAGAGTCGAGGAGTACCCAGTCCAGGAAGTGCGAGCCGAGGTACAGGAAGTTGGGGCACACCCGGATCCGGTCGCCCGCACTGGCGGCAATCGACCACTGCAGCTTGGTGCCCCCGCTGGTCTGCACGATCGCCCACGACGCGGCCCCGGGCAGACCACTCAGGTCATCGTCAATGATCCGCACACGGGCCGTACGGATCTGCGCGCCACCCCCGCCGCCCGACGGGGTCTGCCAGGTGGCCGCGCTTGGCGAGGTCGCCGTCAGCACCTTCCCCGCCGACGGTGTCCCGCTCACTGTGACGCCGTTGACCTTCGCGACGGCCGGGTCGGGGTAGGTGCCGGACAGGTCCCCGCCGGCCGCACCGGTAGGTGTCCGAGCATTCGACAGGCGGGAGTCGTCACCGGCTGCCACCGTCCCGGACGTCGCACCTACGCTGCAGGTCGCGGCGTTGCCGAGTTCGAGGCTCGTACGGGCGGTGGCCGGGTCCGGGAGGTCGGACAGGTTCGCGGCCTTGGCCAGCAGCGTCGACCCGTCGACGAGGACCGTGTACGTGCCGGCGACCGGATCCGGGACCAGGACGTCGGCGAGCTTCACGGTCGGCGTCGCCTTCGGCAGGCTGATGTACCGGACCCAGTTGGGTCCGTTCGTCAGCACCGCCTCCACCCGGTACGTCCACCCCGATGGCGACATCCCCGAAGCATCCGTCGCCACCAGCGTCTTACTGAACAGGCCGTCCTCGAGGACGGCCTCGGCCGTACCGCCGAGGATCACATCGTCCTCGCCGATCGTCACCAGGTCCGGCCCCGAGAAGAGCAACCGGCCTTTCGCGAGGGCCCCGTCGAACCCGGTCAGCGGAACGCCTGCCGACACGGTCACCGTCTCCACACCCACAGGCAGTGGCATCTAGTCATCCCTCCTACGGGTACTGGCGGCGACTCGGGTCAAGCCCGGCCGCGAGCGGACTCGACGGCGAACTCCCGCTGTCCGACGGCGTGCTGTCGCGACGGCACACCAGAGCATCCGGATCCCAGGCCGGCGCCTGCAGCGCATACCCGTCCGGACAGGACGGGCCCGCCGGGCCGACGTCACCCCGTGGACCTTCCGGCCCCTGCTCACCCGCCGGTCCCCCCGGGCCCGGGTCGCCCTGAGGTCCGGCAGGACCGGCGGGTCCTGCCAAGCCGGCCGTGCCGGGCGGTCCGGTGGCACCGGCACTCCCGGGCTGCCCCGCCGTACCGTCCACCCCGTCAGCCCCTGCCCGGCCCGGCGACCCCGGGGAACCCGACGGCCCGGGCGAACCCGGATCCCCCGCCGGCCCCCGCGGCCCAGGTATCGGGACCGGCACCCGAGTCCGCTCGTCGAGATCCTCCACGGCCTGGCTCGGGTCCGGCGCTTTCGGAGTCCCGCCCGACGCCTCAACCTGCGCGCGCAGCACCCGGACGTCTCCCGCGAGGGTGCTCACGGCGGCACCCCGCCGGTCGGCTTCGTCGGCGAGCTGGCTGTACCAGGACCAGCCGATCACGGCCGCCCCGGTCAACACGACCAGCCAGCAGAACACCGTCATCCAGCGCCAGTGATCTGCGAACACCCGTTCAGTCCGGGTCACGGTTGTCCTCCGAGTTGAATGACGAGGCTCCTCAGCCGGGCGATCTCGGCCTGATCCGTAGCGTGCTGCGCGGCGAGCACCGCCCGCTCCGCCTTCAGCTCGGCCCGCTCGACCTTCAGCTCGGCACGCTCCTCCTGGAGGTCGCCGGTGAGCGAGGTGTAGCCGGTGATGGCGTTCTCGCCCCGCTTCCCCAGGTACGTCACCACGCCGCCGACGACCGCGCCCACGCCCACCAGGAGGGCGCCGAGGGTGGTGAGGTCCAATGCGGCTCCTTAGGGAAGGCGCGGCCGTGACGGGGCGACGGTCTCGGTGATGCCCGGGCCCTGCGTACCGCCGCTCGTAGCGACGGCGGTGAGCAGCGCGAGCACCGCAGCCATGCCGCTGATCGACAGCGTCGCGGGCCAGTCGACGTCGAGGAGGCCCAGGCCCTCACCGCTGAGGAGCGCGACCTCGGCCTGGGCGAACGTACGGACCATCCGCTCGGCGGTGGCCTTCCAGAAAGCACGAGTCAGCATCATGAATCCCTTCATCAGTGCAGGTCAGAGTGGACGAGTGAGGCTTCGTCAGCCTCCGTCGTGAAGAGTTCACGGACGGAGTGAAAGCGCCTGTTCTTCAGAGCCCCGGTACGAGGCTCGATAGCTTGGTGGTGGGCGGACCGAGAGCGAAAGCGCTGACTCAGCCCCAGTCCGCTGCTGGCCGCGTGCGCACCCCGAGGAGATCCGATGGCCCCCGCCGAAACTGCCGACCCCCGCGACCAGCACATCGCCGATCTGCGGGCCGCTCTGCAGCAAGCGGTCCGGCATCTGCACTTCTGCGCTGGGCGCGAGGCAGCCACCGACCCAGAGCAGTCAGCCGAGCTGTCCGCAGCGGCCGACGGCATGACGGACGTCCTGGCCCGCACCGCTCCCTGAACAGGTCAGACGTTGGGGACCTTGAGCAGGTCCCAGCTCGCCCGCCCGGGCGGCCAGTCGCCCGGGAAGCCGCACTTACGCTGCCAGGCCTCATAGCTGTCCTCGTCTCCGGGGCCGATCACGTCCTTGTTCCTCGAGGACTGGTAGCGGTTGCAGCCCACCGCCACGAGCCGGTCATGCATAGCGGCGACGATCGGGCTCTTGCGACCCGTCGTGAACCAGTCCGCGCCAGGGAACGGCTCGTACCGCGGCTTCGTGACCGGAGGTGTCGCAGGCTGAGTCGGCCTCGGCGCGGTCGGGAACGCCGGCCAGGACAGCGGGTCGCCGTGGTCGTTCTCGGGGGTGCCCTTGTGCGGATACCAACCCGCCTTGGTCTCCCACGTGCGCTCGTCGCGCGTGCAGTTCTCCGGCCACCCGTTCGGCCACACGTCCGGGACTCCCCAGGACTTCACCCAGGCGTGCAGCTCGGGCCAGCCTTTGCACGGGGTGTCGACGAGGCGCGCGTAAGTCTTGCCGTCGACCTGGCAGTGCGGGAAGAACAGCGCCTCGACCTGGATGACCACGCTTCCCGCACGGTTCGTCCGCGTCCCGCCCGGCGCGTCGGCTAGGGACTTGGAGCGGGAGTCGGCTGGGAGGAACTGCGTCACCCGGCCGGTGAACGGGTCCCAGAGGACGTGGGGAGCCACCGCCTTCCCTGTGGGGTTCCGCCCGAAGTACTGCACGAGCGTCTCGTACGACACCAGTGGGAGCGGCCTGACGACGGTCGCGTTGCGGTCCCACGTGATGTGCCCGATCGCCTTCGCGGGCCCGCCGTCGAGCGGCGCGTGATCACCTATATCCAGCCGGGTCGCGCCCGGCATCCACAGCTCGGCCATGTGTGCCTCCAGGGCATGAAGAAAGCCCTGCGCCGTACGGCCAGGGCTGCGTGGGTGGGGCAGGGGTGGCGACCCGTCAGAGTTCGGTGACGGGCACGGTGGTGAACTCGATGCGGTCGGAGGCTGTCCAGTCGCCGGTCTCGTAGAGCAGGCCGACGGTGGTGGTGTCGAGCAGCGCCATCGAGGAGTACGCCGCGTGCAGGCCCGAGATCCGGCGGCAGGTCCACCAGGTCCGGCCGCCGTCGTCGGATCGGCGGATCGACATGGCGATGCGCCCGTCCGGATGCTCGGGCCCCGCGTACAGCAGCGGTCCGCCCGGGACCTGGAGCAGGCTGCCGTGGACGACCGGCGTGGTGATCGTCCCCTGGACCCGGTACGCGGATTGCAGCGTGCTGGCCCCGTCGACGGAGTAGGCATCCGCCCGGGTGCCCGGTACCGTGCCGCCCTGGTCGCGGCAGTTGAAGTACAGCCGCCCATCAGGCAGTTCCGCGACTGCGGATTCGTTTTCGTTGAGGGCGCCCGTCGGATTCGACGAGGTGAACGGGACTTTCCAGGTGTGGCCGCCGTCGTCCGAGACCAGGGCGTGCGCCCCCAGATATCGCGACTCCGCCCCGGTGTCCGTGCTCCCCGACGAGGGGCTGCGGGAGTGGTTGGCGGGGATGACGAGCCGCCCCGGGTGGGCGCCGCCGGTGACCGCGACGCCCCGGCCGGGCCCGGTCGCGTACCAGCGCATCCAACTGGCCTTGGCCTGGGCGGTGATGTCGACGGGCGCCGTCCAGGTGGCGCCGCTGTCCGCACTGCGCTGGACGTATACCTGCCTGACGGCCAGGCCCTTCATGATGTCCGCCTCGGTGACGGTGCCCGCGTGCCCGCACGACACGAGGACGAGGTCCCCGGACTCCGGGTCGGTGACCACGGCCGGGTTGCCGGCGGTGTTGGCGCCGTGGCTGGTGACCACGGTGAGCGGGCCCCAGGTGGTGCCGCCGTCGGCGGACCGGCGGGACACGATGTCGGTCTCGCCGCTGTCGGCGCTGCTGGCCTTCCGGCCTTCGGCGATCGCGAGGAGCGTGCCGTCGGGGGCGAGGGTGAGGACGGGGATGCGGTAGGCGGCGTAGCCGCCGGATCCTGCGGTGAACGGGACCGACACAGGGTGTCCTCTCAGACGAACCGCTCGACGAGCTGGCGGGCGGTGAGGGTGTTGGATGCGCTGGCCGCAGCCCACTGGGCGGTGATCACCAGGTCGTTCGCGGCGGTGGTGTCACGCGTGATGGCGCCGTCGCTGGACGCCAACTGCACCTCGCCCACCGAGCCGGCCTGCGTCCAGTTGCGGAGCTCGTGGAAGTCCGCGTACCAGGTGCCGCTACCGCCGGTGGACAGACAGACCACGTTGCCCCGGACGTGGAGCTCTTTGAACGTCTGGCCCGTGCCGGACGCGGTGGTCGGGCCCATGGTGGCCAGCGTGGTGCCGGTGACCCCGCCGATCCGTAGCCGCCATGTGATCTGTGCGGACGCCAAGAAGCTGATGTTCCCGAAGGCGGTGATGCGGTAGATGGACCCGACGGCGGCCTGCGCGGCGGGGATCGAGTAGACGGCCACGACGGTCTCGGTGGTCGTGTTGGCGACGGTGGTGCTGGCCGAGGAGTTGACGGCGTTGCGGAGTGCCTGGAACTGGTCGCGCAGCTCGGCGTTGACGAGGGCCGCGGTGACGACCTCCCCGGCAACCCAGGTCCGGGGCACTGCAAGGATCCCCATCAGCCATCCCCTTCCTGCGCCTGGGCTGCGATCTGCTCCGCGAGGAAGAGCCGTTCGGCCTGCCAGCGGACGTCGCAGGGGTGGTACCAGAACTGGTGCCGCCGCGGCTGGTGGACGACCTCTTCCTCGACGGCTGCGGGGTCCGGCGGGAAGGTGACCGGGTGCCAGCCGTCGAGGCAGACGGTGCACAGCATGTGCGGGTCCGTGGGGCTGACGACGTGCGCGCACCCGCACCCGCATTCGGCGAGCCACCTGCCTGCGTCGACCCGGGCGTACAGCGGCTCGGCGGTCTCCTCGCGCGGGATGTCGGGCAGGCGCCGCTGGGCATGGACCTCGGTCCACCGCAGGGCCCGCTCGCCCGCTGGCAGACGGTCCCAGGCGTCGGCGGGCATCGTGGGCGGCGGCAGGTAGAACGTCTCGGCACGCAACACGACGGCCATGATCAAAACCCCAGTCTCGTAGTGGTGCCGAGCACCGAGTAGGTGGAGTCGTCGAGGACCCAGCGGGTGTCGAGGTCAGTCCGCGAAGCGAACAGCCCGAAGTGGTGCTGGTTCTGGGTGATGGTCTCCGAGTAGCCCTCGATGGTGCAGGTCAGAGACGACGCCGGCGCCTCGGCGGGCAGCGAGGTGATTGTGAACGCACTGGAGACGTCGGAGCCGAGGACCGACCGGTACGTGCTCAGCCCCAGAGTGGAGGCCTCCAGGGGCACGGTCCGCAGTTCCGGCGGTGGGTCCGCATACCGGGAGACGATCCAGTTCCCCCGGTCAACCATGGCGTCATCGGTCATGGTGAACAGCTCGAGCGTCTGCTCGTACGGCCCGTACGCGGCACGCGCCGCCGCGTTGGCGATCCGCGTCTGCGACCCCGTCGGCCGGGACAGGAGCAGCGTGTTGACCATCTTCTGGTCGTCGTCCGCGAGCTCGACGTCGCCCGTCTCCAGGTCCGCGTACGCGATGGAGAACGCCGGGACGGGGTTCGCTCGCAGGGAGCGGCCCTGGAACACGAGCTGCGCTGACGAGCGCGAGGAGATGAGGCGCCCGGCCTCGGTGCGTTCCACCTCCCGCATGTGGTCCAGGGCGCTGGAGCCGAGGCCGGCCTGCCGCACGATCGGGCTGAACCCGCTGCCCTGCGCGAGGACGGTCATGCCCACGTACGACGCGAGGCGTGTGACTCGCAGGTCTGCGGTCTCCCCGGTGTGGTTGTTCAACCCGGTGGTGTAGTGGGTGGCCAGGGTCGCCGTCGTCAGCGACGTCGTCGCATACAGGGCCACGTGGCTGACCGAGCCCTGCCAGAGCTGGAACCCGTTCTGGCTCGCCCCGACATGCAGGGTGTCCAGGTTGACCAGGGTGAGGATCGCGGAGAACGTGCCCAGGCTGACCCCGTCGACCAGGACCTCCTTGGTCTCCGAGTCGTAGATCAGGTGGTGCACGGCGCCATCGGCCAAGTCCACGGCGCCGACCGTCGTGGTGACCGCCCCGCCCGAGGTCGGGTGACGGGTCTCGACGGTGAGAAAGCCAGTGGCCCCCGCGAGGTAGAAGATGATGTAGCGGCCCTCGTCGGACGTGAACACCGTCAGAATGTTCCGGCCCCGGGTGATCGTGTTGAACCAGGCTTCGACCATCACGAAGTTCGTCAGGCTGGCATCCGTGAACGCCTGCCCCAAGGTGGCCCGCAGGTACTTGCCGTTGGCGCTGTCGTCCGGCGTGAACGTCGGCGAGGACAACGTGTCAGCCGGGCCGCCGCTGGTGCCGAACACCAGAGTGCCACCCGACCCCTTCTGCTGGATCGTCAGCGAGCTGGACCCGACGACCCCGGACTCATCGCCGGCACTCGTCGATTCGGACGTCTCGCCCATCGGGTAGTAGGCGAGCGGCCCGTCCAGCAACACCTCCTGAATGAGCATCGGCCGCAGCGCCGGCGTACGGGACAACCGCTTGAAAATGTCCGTGCAGGTGATCGACACCGTCGAGGACAGACCAGCCCACCGGGTCGGCCATTCGTTGACCATGCCGAAGAACCGGGGATGGAGTACGGCGCCGTTGCTGTCGAATGTGGTGGCGCTGCTACCCGCCTCGATCTGCGCCGCATCCACCCACACGACGTCCCCGGCGGTGGGTGTGCCGATCGCCCCGACCCGCACCTGATGGGATGTCGACGTCGCCGTCCAGGACACGGTCAGCCGCTGGAACGCGTCGAAGGTCGTGTTCTGTGCGCCGGTCGTCACATCCGCGACGGTCAGCCGCACGGGCGCGTCACCGGACGGCACCCACACATAGGCGGAGAACGTGTACCTGACGCCGATGTCGAGGCCGTAGATGACCGGGGAGGTCATCGTCTGGGACGCCACCGCACCCCACGTGATCTTCATGGCGGTCGCGGCGTCCTGGACGTGCGTCGCGTCCGTGACCCGGGTCGGCGTCCCGGAGCTCACCCACTCCGACACCCCCGACTCGAAGCTCGGGTTCGTCATGAAGTTCTTGGACACCGTGACGACCGACACCCGGAGCGGCGTGTTCTTCCTGACGTTCGGGAAGTACGGGCTGCTGCTGCGCGACGGGGTGAAACGCCCGTCGGAGTTGTCCAGCACCAGGGAACAGGTGGTGGGCTGGGTCTCCGACTGCTCGTCCTGCGCACCCCGGTTGTCGATCCTGATACCCGACTTGATGATGTCGGCGTACTGGGTGATGTCGGTCCAGGTAATGCTGCTGTCGGTGATCGTGTTCCCGAACCCCACCTCTACCGCACACCGCGTCACAGCCCCGCCCTCCTCTACGCCAGTCCGAGGGCGGCGCCCCCACGGGCCCGCTTGAACTCCAGCAACACCGTCTGGATCTGCCGGCCGACCGCGACCGGATCCAGCACCGTGCCGTCGACATGGATGTGGATCTCCACCGGCCCCGCGCCCGCGGTGCCGGCGGCGACGGCCTGGCGCCCGGCGACGGGACGCATCGCGACGGCCCGCCCGGTCATCCGCCCGGCGACCGCCTGCATGGCGCCGTCGATGTGTGGCAGTCCTTGCAGGACACCGACGGCCACACCCTTCACCGTGTTGATGCCGTCGGGGATCATCTTCTTCGCGGGGCTCGCGATCCCGAGAGCCTTACGGAGCGCCTTCTGCATCGCCAGGGCGATCCTCTGCATCACGCGCTCAAGGGCTTTCTGCTGGGACTCCAGTCCCTTCAGGAACCCCTTCGACGCGTTCTTGCCCGCGTCGTACAGGCGGTCCGCGCCTATCTCGCCCAGGCCCTTCGTCGCCGATTCCAGCCCGCTCTCGGTCTTGTTGATGCCGGACAGGGTCGCCTTGTCGGCCTCGGCCAGCGCCGCCGCGTACGCGAGGCCCTGCTCGGGGCCCATGTCGAGGACCTGCCGCAGCAGGCTCTTGTGCAGCCCACGCGCCGCCAACTTCTTGATGTACGCCGTGAACCGTTTGATCCTGGCCAGCTTGTTGCCCAGGGCCGCCTTGATGGTTCTGCCGGTCACGACCTCGAGGCCGAGGTTGCCGAGCTGGGCGCTGCCGCGGGCGTTGGTTGTCACCTCGCGCGCATAGCTCTTGGCCTCGGCGATCCGTGCGGCGATCCTGTCCCGCCGCGCCGCCAGCGACATCAGCCGGTTCGTCTGCGCCGTGACCATGCGGACGAGGCCGCTCTCCTTGCGGCCGGAGAACGCCTTCCGGATGTCGTTCGCGAGGTCGGCGGCCGTCGACCTGATCTTGTCGCGGGACCCGGTCAGCCCCACGATCAGACCTCGCCCGGCGTCTTTCGCGAGCGCGATCGTCTTCTTCGACGGCGACCGGATCTCCAGCTCTTCCCGGACGCCGGCCGTGACCTCGGCCGCCATCCGCCGGGCGCCCGCCTTGACGAGGCCGGACGATCCGGCCATCCCGCCGGCGAGACCCTGCGCGACCGCTGCCCCGGCGCCGCCCATGCCGTGACCTGTGCCGAGCTTGTCGGCGTTGATGGCCTCGACCAGGGCCCGGTGCTTGGCGTACGAGCGGGCGTTGATCATGTACTCGCCGTTGGAGGCCATGATCGGGATGTCGTCTGAAGTGCTGGTTCCCGGGCCGCTGATCGGGCCGCCGCGCGGGAATCCGATCGGGCCGCCGGTCGCGTAGTTGCCGCCCTCGTGGAAGACGGTGCCCGCGTTCGACGTCTTCGTCTTCATCAGCACATAGGTGACGGCGGTCTTTCCGTCGATGTCGCGCAGGCGCTGCTGGGCGCGCGAGATCTCGTACTCCAGGTTGGAGATGTCGCCCCGTACGAACGCCTTCCTCGACGGCGGGACCGAGCCGAGGCGCTTCTTCGCCGCGGCGACCTTCGCTTCCAGGTCCTCGATGTTCCCCTTCAGTCGGGCGGTCTTGTCCGGGGTCTTGAGGATCTGGTCGGCGAGAGACCTGGCTTCGGCCTTGGTCAGGCCCATCGCCTGAGCGGTCTTGATCAGCGCGTTACGGCCCCTGGTGTAGATGCCGTTGACGGCCTGCCACGACGCCCCGGACTCCCGCGCGGACGCGGTCGCCTCGTCGGTCTTCGCGGCCAGGTCGTTCAGCGCGGTCGCCGCCGCCCGGGATTTCTCCCCCGCCAGGTTGAGCTTGCCGCCCTGCATGGTGAGGACGCCGGCGTTCTCCCGCGCGGCTTTCGCTGCCGCGTCGATGGACGCCTCGAACCCGATCATCCCCGACAGGCCCTGCCGGTTGACGTCGTTCAGCGCGACGATCGACTGCCTCAGTCCGTCCGCGCTCTGCTTCTGCGCGGCGAGGGCGGCCCGGGTCTTCTGGGCCTGTGCCCCGAAAAGCCCTTGGCTTTCCGCGGCGAGTTCCTGCTCGAACTTGGAGTCGGCGATCGCGTCCCGGTAGTCGCCCAGCTCGCGCGTGAACTCGCGGGTGTCCCGGCCGCCCTTGCCGTACTCGGCCGTCAGCCGCTTCACGGCGGCAGCGGCCAGGTCCGCCTGGCCGTTCGACACCATCCCGGCCAAAGCCTTGTCGATGGCGTCGATGTTGGCCTTAGCGTCCGCGACCGGAGTCGAGTCCCAGTCGGCCAGACCCCCGATACTCACCACGAACTGCTGGATCTTGTCCGTAGTGCTCGGGTCGGTGAGCGCACGCACCTTGCCGTGCAGGCCTTCGAGGTTCTTCCCGAACGCCCGCGCGGCCTCGCCGGAAACGGATCCGTCCCGGCCCAGACGCTGCAGCGAACTGGTCAGCTTGTCGACGTCCGGGGGCGCCTGCTTCCCCCGGGAGGACAGCTCACCGAGCGCGAGGATCAGCAGCCCGATCCCCGTGCCCGCCATCGCCAGCTTCGCCCCACGGGACAGGGCACCGATCGCGGCGGTCACCTTGGCCACGCGGCCGGTCGCCCCGGCCGCCGCGCTGCCGGCCAGGATGATCTGGGTGCGGACTCCTGCGATCCCCAGGGCGACCGACGCCATCCCTGTCCCGGCCAGACGGATCGCCTTCAGAGCCACCGCGAGCTGGAACAGCGTGGTCAGCAGACCCGACGGCACGGCAGCCGCGAGCCCCGCGAGCGCGTTGACGATGTCGAGCATGCCGACACCGACGTCCGACGCCGACAGCAGCAGATGCGTCAACGCCGTCGTGAGGTCGCGCAGGGTCTCCCCGACCGCTGGCCCCTGCGCACGCGCGTAGTCCATGAACTTCGCGACGTTCGAGCCGACCTCGCTGCCCTTGCCCGCACGGGACAGGTGCACGATCCCGTCGACCGCCCGGTGCACCACACCGGTCGAGAACTTCTCCAACCGCTGCATGAACCCGTCGAAGCCGGGAGTCTGCATCCCCCCCGCCGCAACGGTCATCAGACGGCTCAGCTCATGGGACGTACCACGCACCAGGCCGGACGTCTTCGGCAACAGGCCGGTGAACAGGGCCATCGACTTGGTGACGACGGGCATGGTGTCCCCGGCCAGCCCGTTAGACCAGTCCTGGTACTCGTCCTTCAGCCCGGACACCGCGACCGTCGCCTCACGCGCGGCGGGCGGCATCTCGGCCAGCATCCGCTGGTACTCGGCCTGCGCCGTGACCGCGGCCTGCGACCGCTCGCCCGTTTTCTTGACCGCGTCCTGGTACTTCTTGTTCGCCTGGGACGCCTCCGACAGGGCCTGGATCTGCGGAACGACCGCCGCCCCGAACGCCGCGACCGCCACACCGCCCGCCGCGACCGACGCCACCACAGGCGCCAGCGACGCCGCAGCCGGCACCGCCGCCGGGGCCAGCGACAGCAGGCCCTTCTTCAGCCCCGACGCGAACTCCTGCCCCTTGCGCTGGGCGGCAGAGAACTGGGCCGACATCATGCCGGCCGCGTCGCCCGTCGCGACGAACCGACCCCGCACATCCCGCAGTTGCCCGTCCGCAGACCGCGTCAGCCCGGTCAGCGCCCCGTCGCCGTCGTTCGCGGCGGCGGTGAGGCGGCGGCCGAAGCGGTTGGCCGCGTCACCGGCACGGTCCAGGACCCGGGACATCCCATCCCGTGCGGTAAGGAGGAAATCCAAGGACGGCATCAGGTACTCCCCTCCGTGCGCTGGGATTCCTGGTGCCGCCAGATCCAGGCGGTCAGGCCGTAGAAGTCAGTGACGGTGAGGTCGTCGACGGCTGCGGGAGGGATGTGGAGGAGGTGAGCGAAGAGGGCGAGGTACTCGTCCCGGGCTCGCTCGATGTCGGGGCCGGGCTCGAACCCTCCGCCTCCGGCGGCGTCTGCGGGGCGGGGTCCTCCTCGGCCGGGGTCTCTTTTGGGGAAGGAGCCCGGGCCGCGAGGAGCTGGCGCGCGTGCTCGGGATCAAGGGCTGTTTCGTCCAGACGCGCGCTGATGATGCCCTCGATGACCTCCCAGTCCAGCGGCTCGTCCCCGTCGTCCATCTCGTCCGCCTTGGCCAGCGCGGTGTCGAGCCACCGCTCGATCTCGGCGTTGTCCATCCGGGAGGTCATCTCCGTGACCCCGGGATCGAACTCCCCGAACCGCAGCGACGGCTGGCTCCGCTTCTTGATGACCCAGACGATGCCGCGCATCGCGTCCAAGTCATCGCGCCCCAGCCCGGCAAGGATGTCCTGCCACTTCATATCGACCGTGCGCTGCACGATCGACGCCTCCGACACCTTCAGGCTGGACGCGTCGTAGTGCTCGGGCTCCCCGCCGCCCGGCGTGTAGACGATGATCATGTTGCTCCTATTCGAGTTGCCGCCGCACGTCGTCCAGGACCCGCTCCACCTCGCCGGTGATACGCGCCTGATGTGCACGGACGGTCCTGTCCCACCACAGCGGGGTCGTTGTCTGCTGCGCCCATCGGCGCCGGTTACGGAACACCGGGTGACGCAGCCTGCCTTCGTGGAGGCGGTTGACCACTGCCATGGGAAGGTCGGGCGGCAGCAGGCTCCGGTCGATCCACACGCGGGCGCCGGCCGATCCGCTCGTGGTGCGCACGCTGATCCGGATGGCCTCGGCGATCGCCGCCCGCAGCGGCCGTCGTGTCGGGGACGGCCCGCCACGCTTTCCGGACCCTCGTCCCTGCGAGGTGATGACCAGCCTCCGCACGGTGTCCTGCAGGTCGTCACGCAGCGGCTCAGCGGCGCGCCGGGTGCGGCGCTGCATGCTGGCCCGGAGATTCTCGTGGCCCGCTGCCCGGAGCTGCCGCTGCAGTTCGAGTAGCTGGCCGGTACCGAGGATGCGAACATCGCGGACCACAGCTCACCTCACAGCGTGACGTCCGTCGAGATGATCTCGATCTTGGGCTGGTTGGTGCCGTCGAAGAGCCCCTCGTACTGAAACGTCGGCTTCACCACACCGAACCCGTCGACGCTCGGCGGGCCTTCGTTGAGGCGGATCGCGGGGAGGGTGATGCGGAACGTTTCGAAAAACGTGCTGGCGATCAGGGGGCCGACGAACTCCCACACCATGCTGGTCGCGCCGTCGGAGGTATGCAGGTCGTCGAGGGTGGTCGCGACGTAGTCGGAATCCAGGCTGCCGCTGATTTTCACCTGGTCGTTGCTGATGGGTTCTTTCTTCAGCGCCGACTGGTTGGCGTAGAAACGTTCGGTGTCCTGGGGCCGTTCGATCTTGCAGGACACCTTGCGGATGCCATCGAGCGCCGCCTCCGCACCGAACGTGCCTGTTTTCAGCGCCATCTGCCCGAAGTGGAACGGCGCCATGTTCGAGTAGGAGGCTGCGGCCAGGGTCTGGCCTTCGTCGCAGTCCTTGCCGTCGATCTCGAAGGACCCGGTGAGCATCTCGCCCACCCCGCACGAGAACTCGCCCGACGTGACCTTGCAGCCCACGAACGTCTTGTCCGTGACAGTTCCACTGGTGAGAGGCACCCCCTTCTGGATCGTCAGGCTTTTGCCCGCCGTGTCCGCCAGAGTGTGCGTCTGCAGGTACGCGGCCGTCGCGCCCTGCTGCACCGGTGTGACCGTTGTCCCCATCAGAGCCTGGATGAGCAGGCCCATGCCCTTGTTGACGATCTCCAGGTCGACGGCCCCGCCGGCTTCCTTCCGCGTGATCACACGGCGCGACGACAGCGCCAGGAGACGGCCGGCCGCGATGCCCGCAGACTGGGCGGTCGTCTTCTTCAGGACCAGCGATTCCTTGGTGAACTCGATGAATTTGGACGGCGCCACGAACGTGCCGTATGTGGACTCGGCGCTGATGCCGAGTTGGGCGCCGAGCCCGGATCCGATCCCCATGGATCAGCCCTCAGCCTTCTGCGGCCTGGCCGCGCTCGTCTTCCTCACAGGTACGGCCGCTTCGGCCTTCGGCTCTTCGACCGGCTCCCAGTTCGTGGTCTGGCAGACGTAGCCCTCGAACCTCGCGTCCGGGACCTCGACGACCTCGTCCGGCTCGACGGTCCGGCCCAGCTCGGGCACGGTCACCGGCTCCGGGCCCAGGTAGCGCACACGCGCCATGACAACTCCCTTGTTCAGATGCGGGCGTGGCAGGTCACCGTGAACGCCAGGCCGGCCCGTACGCCCTGGTCGGTGTAGGACTGGCGCAGGACGCCCCGGGTGATGTGCGCCCACAGCACGGCGCCGTTCAGGTTCGGCGCGTCCGGGTTGGACCCCGACGCGCGGACCGCCATCTCCAGGACGCCGAACAGTTCGAACACGCGGTCCCGGGCGGCGGCGACGCTGTCGTCGCCCGACCAGACGTCGATCACCCCGGTGATCGCGAAGTTCTCGTTCCTGGTGCGGGCGCCGGCGGCGTTGAAGTCCTGGGCGATCTCGACGGCCTGGTCGCCGTCGAAGGACCACCCGACGGCGATCAGGTCGTCCCGGGAGATGTCGTCGGTCGGCGGCCCGTCGATGACCTGGACGCCCGGCGGACTGTCAGGGCCCTCCACACCGGGCTGCAGCTCCGGCCGCGCGCGCAGGATCGCCAGGAGCTGGGTGATCGCGTTGGGTACTGCGGACGTCGCCACCTATGCCGTCCCTGGAGGTAGTTGGTCCGGACTGAGCAGTTGCATCGCCCGGTTCGGAATCGCATATCCCAGGCCGGGGATGGGCTCGGTGACGTCGTAGTCGTCGCCGCCCCCACGCTGCTGCGTACGCCCCGGCCCCAGCCGTGTCCGCCACAGGTGCTGGAAGATCAGCTCAGCGGCGGAGCTGATGTTCTCGGTGACGATGAGGCGTCCGGCCCGGTAGGTGACGCGCAGCGGCCCGTAGAAAAGGCCGCCGTTCTTCCGGCGCACGATGCCGTCCGCACCGTCCAGGTCCAGACCTCCCACCTCGTACGAGGTGCCGCCGTCGAGGACGGCCGCCACCGTGGTCAGCGACAGCGCCGGGATCTTCCGCAGCGCCAGGGCCTCCGCCTGGCGAACGTTGTGATCCTCGGTCACCGTGCGGGGTGCGACCGGGCCGACGAACCACTCGACGCACTTCGTGGTGGCGCCGATCCAGCGGCGCACCTCCTCGTCCTGCGACGCGGTGGCGAGCTTGATGTGGTTCTTCGCGTCGGCCAGGGAGAACACCCAGGTGAGTGCCGCCTCGCGGACATCGACGATGTCGGTGTACGCATGCGCCGGTCCGGTGAACACCCAGCGGACGGTGTGCCGTCCGGCCTGGGTGGTGACGTAGTCGGCCCGGTAGCTGCCGGTGTCGGTCTCCGACACGGTGGGGGTGGCGGTGGTGCCGTCGGGCAGGGTCACCGTCACCACCGCGGCGGTGGCGGTGACGAGGGTGCCGGCCGGGCTGCGGCACTCCGCGGTCAGGCGCGCGGTCGCGCCGAGGTCGTACGGCACCGCTCACCCCCTACCAGTCGCGGGTCTCGGGCGCCGGCTCCCCGCCACCGCCCCGCGAGAAGTCCGCCGCCCTCTCAGCCCCGGCCACGCCGCCGGCTGCGGCGTCGCGGGCCCGCGCGGCATCGAGGACCTGGTCGCGGTTCTTGGCGATCCCGGCCCGGTTCTGTCCTGCCGCCTCGGTGTCCAGCACGCGCAGCGCCTCCTGCTCTCCGACGGTGTCGAGGTAGGCGAGCACCTCGCGGTTGCTGTGCTCGTCGGGGTTGAACAGCACGTCCGGCTCCTCGGGGTCCTGGTTCTCCAGGTCCGCCGGATCCCGCTGCCCGGCCGGTACGCCGCCGTCCGTCGGCGGTGCGGGCAGGCGTACGGTGACCCGCCAGCGTGACCAGGACAGGCCGTCGTCCTCGCCGTCCGGCGGCTCGGCCTCCTCGACCTGGGCGTCGATGACCTCGAGCTCCTGGCCGTCCTCGCCGACCACCACTGGCGCCCGGTCCTCGGCGGCGTACCGCACCTCCACCAACCGGTCACCGTCCTCGTCGGCGAGGACGGCGCGGTGCCCGTCGGCCCAACTGGCCGCTTCCTCGTCGCTGACGTCGACGACGTCGCCGGGGGCCCAGGAGAAGTCGGCCCCGGCGATCGCCTCCAGCACTCTGATGCGTGCCATCAGGGGTGCACCACCGGCGCGGTACGCGGGTTCGCCAGCACGACGTGCGCCCCGTACGTGCCGCCCGACGTCGTACCGGACGCGGTCACCGCGACGCGCAGGTAGCGCTTGAGGCCCTTGTAGCCGATGACGAACATCTTGTCGTCGTCGGCCGCCACGATGGACGGCTCCGTGCCCTGCAGCTCGGAGGCCGCCACCGAGGTGAACGTGGTGTTGTCGTCGGACTCCTGCACGTCGACGGCGTGCGTGCCGTCGGTGATCGTCCCGGTGTGCACGACGACCATGGCGTCCTGGAACGCGGCACCGTTCAGGTACCGGTCCACGCCCGTGCCGTTCGCCGAGGCGGTGCGGGTGGCGATCGCCAGGGTGGCCCGCACGGTGATGTTGCTGTACGCGTCCCTCACGACGCGCTCCTTCCTGTCAATGCCGACGGGCCCAGAGCATCAAGCCCCGGGCCCGTGAGCGGAATTGGTCAGCTGGCGGGGTGCGCGTACAGGCGGATCGCGGACGAGTCCTGGATCCCGCCGTCCATGCGGGAGAACCCGAGGAACCCGACCTGCAGGTACTCGGCGTACCGCTCCACCAGGCGCAGCGTCTGCACGGCCTGGACCTGGCGGATGACGTAGCCCGCCTTGAAGTCGCCGAACGCGATGGTCTTGGCGGATGCGGCCGGGACGGGCATCGAGTTGTCGAGGGTGTACTCGAACCCGTTGATCGTGGACGGGAACCCCGGGGCCGGGATCGGCACCCACAGCGGTCGGCCCTGCGTGTCCTTCAGCTTGCGGATGACCTTCAGCATCGAGTCGTGCATCAGGTACCGGCCGTTGGGCCGGTACGCGCTGTCGACGGAGTGCTCGAGGTCGATCAGGTCGTCGTAGATGATCGACGTGACCTGGCCGCCGGCGCCGGTCTTGCCGACCGTGCCGCCGACGGTGAGTCCCTCGGGCTGGTCGACGCCGGTGCCCGTGGTCCACGCGCGGGCCGCACGGCGCCCGATGCGCTCGCCGAGCTTCTTCGGCACCCAGGTCTCCAGCCCGAACGCGGAGTCCTGCAGCAGCGACAGCGACAGCCGCACCTGCTTGGACGAGAAGATGTGCGCCTTCAGGGTCTTCCCGCCGAGCGCGATGTCCTGCTCGCCTGCGGCGATGTTCTCGCCGAGGATCTCGCCCTCGTTGCCGGTGTCGTCGTTCGACGGCCACTTCAGGTCCGCGCCCGTCGACGTGGTGATGACGTCGGCCAGTCCGAGCAGGCCACCGAAGGCCTTCATCGTCTCGGTCATGATGTTGCGGAACTCGTCCGGCACGGTGAACCCGCCAGCCGTGTCGATGCCCGCGCCCATCGCGCGCAGGTCGACCTCGTGGTCCATCATCATGTTCCGCTGGTCCGGCGTGAGCCGGTCCATGCCGCCACGCAGGTAGCGGCCGAACGCCTCTTCGTACCGCTTGGCCTGCTCCTCGGCGTCACCGCCCTTGCGGCCCTCGGGGTCACCGGTGGTGGTGATGATCCCGGACCGGTCGATCTTGTCGAGCGAGGCCATCTTGTTCAGGCGCTCGATGTCCTTCGAGACCTCGGTGAGCCGTGCCTCGGCCGCGTCCCAGTTGGCGCGCTCCTCGGCAGTCCAGTCGCGGCCCTCGCGCTCGGCGAGGTCCTGGATGTCCTGCATCCGCTGCCACGTCTTGTTCTGCTCTTCGACGAGCCGGGTGAGCTGTGCGGGCATGTCTGTTCCTTTCCAGGCATGCGAGAGACCCCAGCCGCCCGGCCGGGGTCTCGAGGTGGATACGGGTTATGAGGAGCTGCGCTGCAGGCCGTAGCGTGCGGCCAGTCCCCTCATGCGGAGTACGCGCGGCTCCTGGCCGGTCCGAGTGGTCTCTGCCGGCTCGGTACCGTCCGCGTCTGCGGGCGCGGTCTCCGGTGTGCTGGTCTCGCGAGTGGACTCACCCGGCTCGCCCTCGACCTGCATGAGTTCTGGTGCCTCCCGCGCCGCCGGCACGACGACGTCGGGGTCCGCGATGTCCTTGCCGACGAGCCGCAGGAGATCCCGAAGCTCCGGCCGGAACTTCGCGCGCTTCTCGATCGCGGCCTGGTCGCCGCGGCTGACGAGCGCGGAAGCCACGCTGGCGAGCTCCGCCTCGGTGTCCTCGTACGCCGGGAACGTCACCGCGCTGACCTCGATGAGACGGACCTCCAGGATCCGCCGGACCTCGACCTGGGCGGTCTGCCCGTTGAGCTCGACGTCCTCCAGCGCCCAGTCGTCCTTGACCACGTAGAACCCGAACGACATGCCGGTGATGTTCTTGTTCCGGACGTTCGCCTTCAGGTCCGACACGTACGACAGGCCTATGTCGAGGGCCGAGTCGACGGGCAGGCCCAGGGCGTCCTCGGCCAGCGCGAGGGTGCCGGCCGATACCCGGGAGACCACGTAGTACGAGTCGTGGTCGATGAGCATCCGGGCGTCGCCCTCTTGGAGGGTTTTGGTGAATGCGCCCGGGGCGATCTCCTCATAGAACCCCCACTTCAGGGGATTCCCGATCGCCGTACGCGAGTTGAACTTCGCCGCGTACCCGATGAACCGCTCACCACCGGCGGCGACCGTGTCCCCCTCGGCGGCCCGGATCGCGACCCCTGCCGTGGACAACGGCAGATGGCGGCGCTCCTCGGCCGTCGTCCTCGTCAGCGTCCTCATGAGCCTTCCTCAGTCTCGTCCGGTGTCTGCAACAGCCGCTGCGCCTCCGCCATGAGCGAGGCCGCCCGCGCCCGGTTCGAACCCGCTCCCGCCGGCTGACCCTCGTTCGGGGCCAGCGGGTTGGAGCCGAGCGGCGCCATGTACATGGGCTGCAGGTAGACGTCACCGCCCTGGCCCGCAGGCAGCGGCGGCATCTCCTCGAGCGCCCTCACGTCGTCCGCGCTGTACGCCCCGACATCCCGCATCGCCCGGTAGTAGGTCGCCCTCGCCTGCGAGTCGCCTCGCAGCAGGCCGCCCATCTGGTAGTTCGCGTACAGCGACGGCGGCAGCAGCTCCTTGGTGATTCGCTGCTCGGTCGGTGTTAGCCACGTCGGGTTCAGGTCGAACGTCACCCAGCCCTGCGCCTGCTGCTCCAGCCCCGTGCCCCACGACGTGCTTTTCTCCGTGGCCATCAGCAGGAACGGGGGGACGCCGAACATGCGTGAGACCTCGGTGACTTGGAACTGCCGCGACTCGAGGAACTGCGCGTCCGTGTTCGGCATGGTCACGGGCTTGAAGCTGGCCCCGGAGTCGAGCACGGCGATCTCGTGGCTGTTGTGGACGCCGCTCATCTTGGCTTTCCACCGGGCCTTCAGGCGTTCGGCCTGGTCCGGTTCGAGGCGCTGCTCCGTCTGCAACACGCCGCCGACCATGTTCCCCGAGCCGAACAGCCGCGCCGCGGACTTCTCCGCGGCCTGCGCCAGCCCGATGCCCTGCGTCGCCAGCCGGACCGGCGAGCAGCCGGTCAGCCCGTCGTACCCCAGCCCGGGGATATGCATGATCTCGTAGGACGTCCTGCGGTGGGTGACGCCCCAGTCGTCCGTGATCCAGAACCACTTGCCCGTCGGGTTGCCCTCGCTCGGCGGCTCCCGCTCCACCTGCACACGGTCCGAGGACACCGGCCACAGCTCCCGGATCTGCCCGCCCCCGTTACGCACCTTCTGCACGTACGCGTTGCCCCACAACACCCGGTACAGGTACGCGAACCGCCACAGCTCCACCGGCGTCAGATCCGGATGCGGATTCCGCAGCAGCTCGAACGGCGCCCGTTGCCTCGTGCCTTCCTTGTACGTCGGCAACGGCAGCGCCGACGACACCCCCGCGATCACCGCGACCGCACGCCACACCGCCGGCATCCGCAGCGCCGACGTCTCCGACACCGACATCCCGGCATCCGACCGCACACCGCCGAGAAACTCCGCCAGGGCGGCGGAGGTGAGCGGCTGCGCCGGACTCTCCAGGCTCCTGCTCGTCCGCCCGCCGAACAGGCCGAACAGTCCCGTCACTGCCGCTCACCCCCCGCCGTATCCCCGCCATGCCGCCCCGCAGCGGCACGCCTGTCAGCCGACGCGCGCTCGCACGCCAGCACACCCAGCACCCCGCCCACCACCAGCCCGGCCGCCACACTCCACAACGCCAGACCCACGACGACGACCAGGACGAACAGCGTCTCCAGGACCACCAGCCACCGGTCCGCCCCGGGCCCCTGGCTTGCTTCCGGCTCGTCCTTCACCACAGGTTCGGCGCCCCTTCCGGCTCGACGTCGTGGTACTGCTCCCAGCCCCACAGCGCGTACGTGGACGACACCAGCGGGGACACGTCCACGCCGTCGTTACGGCGGGACCACAGCCACGCGTCGCCCACTTCACGCTTGGTCGCCCCGGCCAGGGCGACCGCCATGGGCGCCTGGTCCAGGTGCTGGAGGTTCTGGCTCTGCACGCGGTCGTAGAACTGGCCGCACGCCTGGGTGAGTTCGCGGACCTTCGGCGCCACCACCAGGTGATCCCGGCCCCGGCCCTCAAGGCGCTTCCGCAGCAGCGGGGCCAGCGATCCGGCCGGGCCGCCCTCGTCGATCACCCACACGCACGGTGACCACTTCTCGTCCCGCTCGGCCGCCCAGTCGATCACCCAGTCCGTACCCGGCCGGTGCTGCACCACCTCGATGTGCCGGCCGTCGTCGCCCGTACGCCCGGCCACGCTGATCGACGACCAGGTCCGCTCAGGGTTCGTGTCGATGGAGAACGCCACCGGATCCGCCAGGTCCGACTCGCGGACCCTCAGCGCCCGCCACGGGGCCTCCGCGATGACCTGCCACGTCTCCTCGGCCTGCGCCGGGTAGTCACCCTCACCGAGCCGCTCACGGTTGAACAGATCAGCCCGCATCGTCGCCAGCTCCCGCCGTACGGCCTGCACCCGGATCCGGATCCCCAGCGCGGGGTTGACCCGCTGCCACGTCCGTACGTCCGCCCGGTCGTCGTGCTCGTCGCACACGATCCGGCGGTTCTCGTCCCTCGGGCACTCCCGCTTGTGCAGATCCGCGGACCACTCCAGGTACGTCAGCGACTCGTCCGGCAACGGACTGTCCGCCAGCGCCCGCGCCCGCAGCAGCGCCAGTTGCTCGCTCTCCGCCCCGATACCGGCGCTGCACGTGTAGACGAGCTGCGGGTTGCGCCGCGCCGACATGATGGGCAGCAGCGCGCCGATCGGCGCCGCGCGCAGCGACATCGCCTCGTCCATCACCACGAGGTCCCCGGAGAAACCACGACCTGAGCTGCCGGTTCTAGCCAGGAACAGGATGCGGGCCCCGTTGTGGAACTCGAAGCCCTCCTCGCCGTGCGCGCGGACGACGCGCTTGACGCGGCGGCTGAGGGCGTAGGAGCCCTCGATCATCTGGTCCAGGCGGCGGAAGGACTCGCGGGCAGTCTTGAATTCGTGCGCCGTGTGGACGACGAGCTTGTCGCCGAACAGCATGACGCCAGCGACCTGGCGGGCCTCGAGGTATCCGCCCTTGCCGTTCTGGCGGGTGACGTTCTGGACGACCTCGAACGATGTCCACCGGCCCTCGCCGTCCTCGGCGAGCGAGTGGTGCAGCCCGAGCTGCTGCCACGGATCGAGCATCAGCCCGGCGTCCGCCGCGAGCTCGATGGCCTCCTGGCCGGCCGGGGAACGGAAGTCGAGGGCGGCCTGGTCCTCGGCACCGGCCCAGCGGCCGGTCTCGATGCGCCGGTAGTGCGGGGTGGAGATGATCCGCGGGCTCTGGCAGCCGATCGGGTCAGGGCTGTTACGCGGTGTGGCGGGGGCGTCGAGCAGCAAGCTCATCGATCTTGTCCCCCCTGTTCTTCGGAGGCGCCAGCGCTCGCACAGCGTTCATGTGCTGGCGGAGCTCCCGGGCGGCGGCTGCCACCTCCTTGGGGTCCTGGGTGGAGTCCATGAGCTTGGCGAGGCGCAGGGACGCGGCGGCCGAGGCGTTGTTCTCGGGGGAGACACCCAGGTCAGATAGCTCGGCCTGGGTCGCTTTCGCGACGGCGCCCGCGCGGACTCGCTTGGCTCCGGGCTCGCCCATGATCGACTCCGATCTGACGCACCATCACAGACGGTGACGAACGGCGATCATGACGGAGAGTGACGGGCGCCGGAGTGGTGATCATGGTCGCTAATTGGGCCGAACTCGGTTCACGGTGATTAGTGATCGGCTCGGGGAGAGATCCGGGCGACAAGGGCGTTTTGGGTCGCCCGGTCTCCTCCGCAAGTTTTGATCCACTCTCTCCCGCCCGGCCGAGACCGATCATGATCAGGGCGAGCGGCGGCCCGCCGACGGGCTCGGTGTAGCAGTCCGTAACGGGGGTGCGGCGGGGTGTCCCGGGGGTCACCAGTCGCGCGACGACTGCACCGGGGCCGGCGCCGCTCCGCTGGCCCGGTGCTGCCGGTACCAGCGGGTGACCACGCGGTTCATCGCGCTCGATCGCATCGCTCGCACGCGCTCGCGGACCACTTGCTCGCCCGGGTCGACGGTGACGATCTCGGCACCCAGACGCTGGTAGCGGGCGCGCCAGGTGTCGCTGGGCATGGTGTGGATGAGGTAGACGTCGACCTGGTCGCGCACCTCGAACGCCTCGTTCATGGCGGCGAAGCGGGCCTTGTGGGCGACGCGTAGGTGGATCGCGTCCTGGCTCCATGCCGGTGCGCCGGGGCCGGTGAGGGCGCGGGTGATGCGGTCCAGGTCGATCACGATGTCCGTGGACTTGGCCCGGGCGTCGATCCAACTGGACTTACCAGCGGCTGGCGGGCCGGTGACGACATACAGCACGGTGCGTCACCGCCTCTGGGCCCGCGTGCGGCTGGTCAGTCCCCGAAGGGCGCCGGTCCGCTGCCTTGGATGTCCAGCCCAGTCAGGGCTGCCCCGGAGCGCACGGCCATGAAGGTGCCTTCGCGGCCGTCACCGATGCGCAGCTTGGTGACGCCGGCCTCGAAGATGTTCCAGGCTGTTTCTTCGTCCTGGGCTTCGAGGGAGCCGTACCACTCCTTCAGCGTGCCGTCCGAGGTCAGGGTGAGCTGGGCGGTGACCTGGTACTCGGCGTCGTCTGTCGTGACCGTGGCGGGCCCGTCGTATGTCGTCATGGCGCCATCATGGCTCAGGCGTGGGATGCCGGGTCGATTCCGCGATCGCCGGCGGCGAGGCGCTCGGGCTGGCGGCAGATGTTCCAGTCACAGGGTGTGCCGGGTTCGATGTGCCAGCACTGCACCTGCTGTTCGTCGTCCTCGGGCGACTGTGACGGCGTGAAGCGGGCGTCGCGGTTGTCCAGGCGGACCGTGACGCGGTCTGTAGCCATGTGTGTCACCCGACGAGGGGTTCACAGGCAAGCAGTTCGTGTCCGCGCCGTTGGTACCACTCGTCGAGGGCGGCGGTGACGGCGTCTCGCATTTCCTCGACCACGTCGTCGGCGTACATCTGCTCGCCGTCCTTGTGGGGCAGGTTGTCCGGGCTGTGCACGGTGGCCGCGACCGTGAAGTCGCGTAGCTCCTTGGACACTGTTCACCACCTTCGTGGGTGTGGTGCGGCCCTGCCGATGCAGGTGGGATTGTGCTGGCCGAGGCGGCAGGCGATGCGGCGTGGCGCAACGTAGGCGAACTCGCGGGGCTGGTGGAGGGCGTAGCCGAGCCACCATGTGAGGCTGCCGGGGCGTCTTGCTGTCCATCTGGTGTTGCGGGGTGTCAGGACGTGGAGTTGGCCGCGTTCGACGATGTGGGCGACGCGGGCGCGGGCGGCTTCGTAGTCGTCCTCGTAGCTCATGGTCACCGCTTCCTGGAGGCTCGCACTGTCTGGGCGCGTCTGGTGTGTTATCCCGGGTCGATCCAGTCCACGAGGGCGTGTTGGGCACAGGAGTCGCAGCCGCCGCAGCCGCAGTCGCGCGGGCCGAGCTCGGCCCGCATGCGGTCGGCGATGGCTGTGAGTAGCTGGTTGGCGATCTCGTCCCGGTGGAAGACGAGGGCGATCAGGTCGACGCGCCTCAGCTCGGTGACGACGACCTGCTGGGGTGTGGGGAGGCTGCTGCTCGGGCTGGTCATCTGCGTGGCCTCCGGCGTGCTCGGCCTTTGCCATCTCGTAGGACCCAGAGCGCGAACCTGAGGCGCGCCCGCAGGGGCTGGCCGACGAGGGCGAAGGCGCTGAAGACGTCGAGGGCGATGTCAACGTGGTCGTGGTCGCGGTGGTGCTTGGCGATGGCGTCGACGTAGGAGCGGACGTCCAGGGCGTCCTTGCTGCGTCCCTCGCGGCGGGCTTCCGCTTCGTCGAGGGCGCCCGCCAGGTGCCACTTGTACTCGGGGGTGCCGCGCTTGGGGATCGCCATGGTCACCACCTCCGTGATGCGCGTACGGGCTGGCGTTGCTGGTCGGTGCGGTTGCCGCGGGCGCTGTTGCAGCGGCGGTGTGCGCTGCGGGCGTTGGCGGGATCGAGGAGGTCGCCGCCTCGGCTGAGGGGGGTGGCGTGGTCGAGGGTGAAGGCGTCGCGGTGGCGGCCGGCAAGGGGGCCGGTGATGTCGTAGCGGATGTCTTCGCCGCACCACCAGCAGGGAAGGCGGAGGGCGCGTTGCTTGGTGCAGAGGCGGCGGTAGGGGCGGCCGTTGCGCGGGTTGGCGGCCATGTCAGGCGGCGACGCGTCGTACGGCGGCGGTGTTGAGGCGGGCCTGGCGGTGGGCGGCGGCGATCTGCTGCTGGGTGTAGATGCGCCGGCCGTGCTCGTCGTGTTGGGGGTTGGCGAGGTGGCCGCGGCGTTCCCAGGAGTAGATGGTCTGGGGGCTGCCGCCGATGAAGGCGGCGGCTTGGCGGATGGTGAACCAGATGGTGCCGTCGTTGGTTTCGCGGCCGTGGGAGGGTGCGCGTTCTGCGTCTTGGGGCATGTGCGTACCCCCTGACATGCGGAAACCCCGCTCAGAGGCGGGGTCTATGTGGTGTGTGGGCACAGGTGTGCTGTTGGCATCGGATTATGCAGTGCTGATCGTCTCCGTGTCCAGGAGGAAGCCCCTGCGGCTGGCTGCGGGCGTGGCGTGGGGTGTCACGAACGTGTCCAGCGCTAGTTGTCCCGCAGACCGTCCAGCATCTTGAGCTTGTCGAACTGGCCGTCCTTGTCCGTCCAGCCCAGACCATCGATCGCCTTGGCCGCCAGCAGCGCGGTGTAGTCGTGCTCCGAGAGCGGCTCACACGCCTCCGGCCTGCTTTCCCCGCCCTCCTTGGTCTTCTTGTCCACCGTGTCGAACGCGTCCTTGGCCACGCTCTCGTACCCGGACCGGACCATGGCTGCAAGCGTCTTGTCGAACGCGTCGACACGCTCCTCCGCTTCGCTGACAGTCGGCTTGTCCCCGGACTCGCCTCCGGTCCTTTCGGTGAGTGCGGCGCCGCAGTCCTTGGCGGTCTCGTCGCCGGACTTCGAGCAGCCGACCGTCCCGACGACGAGCAGGCAGGCGGCGAGTAGTGCGGTGGTGGTGCGGCGCATGGTCCCCCCAAGGACATCGGTGCGCGGATCGTAGCGGTCGGCACCGACGCTGCGGGCGAGAATAGGGCAGCCCCACCGCGACGGGGCGCGGCGGAGCTCCCGGGTACAGGGCGTTACCCAGCGTGGTCCTTCGGTGTGGCAGGCGGGGTTAGTCGTCGTCCTGGGCGAGGGCGATCTCAACTGCTTTGATCTTCCCGCTCGTTGAGACGTGGGCCCTGATGGGGTTGTCGCCGGGTACGGCGGCTTTGCGGGCGGCGTCGACGAAGGCGGCGAGCTCGTCGAGGGTGAGGTCTTTGTCTTCCCCAGTGAACTTGAGTGCGGCAGGCATGGGTCCAGGATGGGGTACGGGGCCCCGCTGCGGGTGGGGTTCGCGGGCGGGGCCTGG